CGATCATATCTTGCAGATATTACATATACTGTATGACCTTTATCTCTCATGAGCATTACAATTTTATTCCAGAGTTCTGGGTCTCTAGTATATGTATCATCATAATCTAAAGAAACGATCATTTACAATTCCTTCCATCGTCTCACAATATTTTATATCTGTAGTAAACCATAAAGGTAGTGTAATACGAGTACCTTCAGTTACTTCGTTTACGCCATGTATACACTCTTCATTACTTTTAAAAATAACAATAGAGCCTGTTTTAGGTTTACTAATATAATCTGGTTTACCGTCTACTTTAATTACTGTTTCACCACCCTCATAGTCACTATTTAAGTAAACTACCATACTATAATGACGCATACGAAATTGATCTTCACTCTTACCTTCGTAGCCATTATCTTTATGGAAGGCCATTTTCATACCCTCCCTCCATAAAACTAGATCTGTAAAATGAGGATATACTATCTGCTTATAATGATTATATACCAATTGAGTGAAAAGAAATCTATAACTGTCAATAAGCTTTTTAATCTCAAAATTTTGTATCTTAACAAAAGGTATATTATCATTATTTTGCCAAGGTAGATCACCTTGTTTAATTTTATTTTCAGGAATATTATCAGTTACATAATTAACTATACGTTCACAAATAGATTCAGGTATGACATAATCATACCTGGCTATAAGATCAGTACCTGTTTCAATTTTAATCATTGAACACCTTCTTAAAGTAGGAAAGGGGCTCTCGCCCCTTTCTCAGTAATCGTAGCGCTCAGACATAATAGTCTTAAGCATGATTGCCTCTGGAGTAAAGTTAGACAAATCTGCTGCCAGAATTGACTTAACGATAGCAGGTGAGAAGCCAGATACAAGCGCTACACCGCGCTGATCAAACTTTGCAGGAACGTTATCGTAAGCATTAATGTTCCAAAATACAATGCTTGGCATTGCATATCCAGCTTCATTATACTTACGAGCTATCATCTGCATAGCAGAATCATCAAAGCGAGCGCAAGAATCAAACTGCATATCTGAAAGAATAAGCAGAGTGTTAGGCATTTCTTCCTGAGGAACATTACCATCAATTGCAGTCTTAAGGATCTTGTCAAAAGCTGCATGAAGGTTAGTATTCATCTCCCACTTAGACTTGCACATCTGGTTAACCTTCTGTACAATATTACCCTTGAGGTGGAGAAGCTCAGGCTTACCAGAGAAAGTCAAGAACGTATCTTTAAACTTGCCCTTGTTCTTATCTGCAAGGTAAAGACCAAGAGATACAGCAACATCAAGACAAGAAACCTTAGCGTTCTTACCTACAGGGGTAGCCATAGAACCAGAAACGTCTACCATAGGAAGGATAGAACCCTCACCTACATAGTTAGGAAGTGCATCCCATTGAGCGATGATATGGTTGAGATTGCTTGCGCTAAACTCTCCATAACCATTGAGTCCCTTGATAACATCGTAAGGATACACAGCACCTGCGTTAACCTTAACCTCAGCACGCTCTTCTGGCTTATCAGAAACAAGCTTTGCAGCCCATTCCTTATACTTGTCAGTATGACGGTAGAAAGCCTTCTTATAACGTGAAGAAGCAACAGAAGGAACATGATTAAAGTTAATCTCATCCCAACGGTTAGCGCACATGTCCTGCTCAACTACCTTAGTAAGTTCAACAAGACGCTTACGGTAATACTTAGGAGACCAGCCAAGGAAAGAACGAAGACGTACTGCAACGTCACCCTTACGTGGCATCCACTTAGCACAGAGACCGTTACCAGCTGCAAGTGCGTCAGCGATCAAAGTAAATGCAACTGCTTCTGCAGCTGAATCTTTTTCAAAGATAAGAAGGTCATCCCAACGACCGAGCTCAGGAACTTTCTTCATCATAGAAACGCAGCGGTCTCCATCAGACTTAGAAAGGTCAAGAAGAATATCGCGGAAGATCTTACGCTCGCCCGCGCCGCCACGAACGTCACGTGCCCAGAGAGCTACGCGCCCAGCCATATCCTTATCTGCCACATAAGCAGCAGTCCAAGAAGGGATTACATTTTTACCACGCATAGCACCAATCTTGAAGAACAAGTCAGTAATAGCGCTAGTAGTTGACTTCAAAGCCTTCATACCATTTTCAGTACGAGCTTCTTGATTAATAACGGCATTTACAAAAGTATTCATCTTATTTCACCTTTCTACAGATTCATCTTTTTGTCTTATTTCAAGTAAGATTTTTTTGAGTTGCGGAACTGAATCTAAATTCAACAGGATCATCTTTTTTTGATATATGCAAATCGTTTAGATGCTGAACTGATCCTTGATTCATTATATGTAATATAGTAACGTTTAATAATTAAATCAACAGATTTCTTTTTTTGGACGGGATTTGAACCCGCTACTGTCGTGTGGAAGACGACTGCTCTACCATATGAGCTACCTAAAAGGTTTTTTGCTGTAAGAAATCTAAAACTTGGTGACCCTAGCGGGATTTGAACCCGCATTCGGTGTTTTAGAGGCACCTGCATAACCAGGCCATGCTCTAGGGTCAATACTACGGGATGATCGGCTGGTCATTATTTTTACTCTCGCAGTACCAATTATCGCCTACTGCAGTATCTTTCAATAGGTGAAAGAGCCTTGATCTATTTCTAGATCTTTTGGAGCAGCACGAGGCTGCAGGTGCAAGTTTTTTACACTATGCTGTAGTCATCCCAAATTAAAATCTAGTTAGCGAGTATTTATACTCAGGTGTGGTAAGCCCTTCACTCCCCGACTTCTTCTGGAGCCCACTGCCTAGATCGATAGCGCTATGCTAACTAGAAAACTGGTGCGAGATGAGAGACTCGAACTCCCGACATTCTGCGTGTAAAGCAGACGCTACTACCAACTGAGCTAATCTCGCGTTACTCTTCTATTTTAGACCATTCGAGAATAGAATCAAGCAAAATTTTCTTCTCTTCTGGTTTAAAATCATTTTCTTTACCATTCCAATACTTACGAATTGGACTATTCCCGTATTTTGCTACCATAGCAAAAATTCTAGGTACAATATGAGTTTTAAAAAGAAACTCTTCATTTCTTTTAAACTCTACACTCTTGTAAGGAATACCCTTAATGAATGCTCTTGCAAGATGTGTTGCTCTTGCCTCGTTTCTTACATCCCACTTACGGTGGTTATGTAAACTGTACCATTTTTTATGGATAGGGTAAACTAAATCACCATAGTTATCATTTACTTGATGATAGCTTTTTATATGCTTAATTTGTTTAAGTAGTTTATGCTCTTCTTTGCGAATAATTGCAGGTTCAAGAGCCAGGTGTTTTGCTTTAATTTTAAGTTCAAGCGACATTTTTTTCTCCGTTGTTTTAATATAGTAGTTTTGTTTATTAAATGCAACGGAAATTAGGGTGGTTTATAGGTCTAGGCGAAAAATTCTTTCATGTGACATCTCCCTCAAAAGAATCATATAACATTTTATTTATGCTGTCTTGTACTATATCTTGAACTTTTTTCTCTCTTAAATCAAGATATAACATAAGTGTTATTCTATATTCATCACTATAATTATAAACATTATGATAATGATGTGAATTGAAAATATAAGCCTTACCTGCTATTAATTTTTTTTCTAGCAATTTTATTAAATTGCTCTGGTGTAAAAAGTCTTTTTTCTTCTGTGAAGTCACTACTATGTACTACACAATATTCAAACCGCTCTGGCATAATAATAGGCACCTGTACGGTTAGTTGCCATTCTGGCTGTCTATGATCATGTACATGGCTATGCCATATAAGAGACTCATTAGGAGTAATTCTCATAATACGAGCTCTAAGACTACCTCCTCCTAATTGTTCTATAACTTCATAGAAGTAAGGACATAAAGAAGAAAGCTCAGTCTTTATAGATGCACCGCCT